ACGACGTTGGCCTCGACCGGCTGGCTGCTCACATCCCTACTCCGTCTTCAGTGACCGGCGTCTCGCGGCCTTCATCGCCATCTGGGCAGTCAGCTGGGGCGTGGTCGGGATCAGTTTGACATTGGTCCCGGGTAGGGACGAGCCCTGCGTGTCTCCGAAGACCGCCTTCTGGTAGCAGCCCTGGCAGAACTCATCGACCGGGGTGAAGGCGAACTTATCCTCCGCCCACTCCCAGGGCGCGGTGCCACACATGGTGCAGCGGATCGAGGACTCGATCGCGAAGGCCAGGGTCTTGGCCCGGTCCTCGGCATCCCACTTCAGCCACTTCGAGTGCGGGATCCCCTTCTCGAAGCAGTACGACATCTCCAGGTAGAAGTTGCGATCCTTCCTCAGTCGCTTTCGCTGAAAGGGATGTCCAGCCCCCGGTTGTTCAGCTCCACGGCCTGCCGGAACAGCACCATCACATCGCCACGCGACCACTCCTCGGAGTCCCAGATCTTCTTCGCCTCGGTGGGGCTGATCTCCGGGTCGACAGAGCAGGCAGCGATCAACGCCGGCGCGAAGGTGTCCATGTCGAACGATGACCCCTCCGCACGCTGGTCGGGCTTGGGCGGATGCTTGGCCACCAGGCGGTCGTAGGCCCGCATCCCGATCGCCTGGTACTTCAGCGTCACCTCGTTGGTGCCGCCGTTGCCGTCCGAGAGGTAGAGGGAGAACTCGGTCGTGGACCGAGGCTTGTTGATGAGCTGGTCCAAGGTGGCGCGCTTGTCCGACTCGGACTGCTTCTGACGTGCTTCGGCGGTCTTCGCTGCAGAGGTGGGCATCGGGGACTTCCTGGTGTGGGGATGTAGTCGATCCGATGCTATCCCTGTTAGGCGACGGTGTAGTCCTCATCCGGCTCGATGTTGACCGAGCAGGACGCAGTGAACGTCAGCACCGTGTTGGAGCTCATGTTCGCCATCGTCCGGGACGTGACCGTCACGGTCCACACCTCAACCGAGTCGCCAGCGATCGGTAGGTTGTCTGCGCCCTTGCCGCCGAACCGGGCGATCACGAAGGTGCCCGGGGTGTTGCGGGGCAGGGTCTCCCACGCGGTGTCGTTGCCGTCCTCGTCGTCACGGTAGAAGTCCGCGTCGAACGTTGCCGCCGAGGTACCAGGCGCGCTGGTCTCGAAGAGCGAGTCGAACGCAGGGGTGGGCACCGTGTTGCCGCGCGAGCTCGCGTTGAGGCTGATGCAGAACCCGGTCAGGTCGATCGCGCCCGCGATCTGCGAGACGGTGGGCTTCTGGTCTACCACCGTGCCACCGGCGATGAACCCGATCCAGGTGTTCTCATTCGGGATGATCCGGGCCATCGGTCAGCCTTCCTTCGTGGTGGTCTTCTTCGCGGGAGCCTTGGGCTCCTCTGCCTTGGGCTCTGCGCTACTTCCATCATCTGCGCGCGTCCAGCCGTTTCGCTCCCATGCGGGCAGAGCGGACGGCATGCACTGGCCCGTTTCGCCATCCTTGGTGATGCTGATGAGTCGTGACATGTGCTATCCCTTCGTGACCCAGACCTCGAACGAGTCTGCCTGTGTGAAGTAGTCCGGATAGGCGGAGCCGATCCGGGTGGTGTTCCCGATCGCGGTGCACTTGATCTGCTGGACTCGCCAGGCACCTGTAGGTGTGTCGACGTTCTCCCTGGCGATGCCGGTCAGGTTCATCCGCATCCGATCCGCCAGTGCCTCTGTCTGCTTCCTGGAGATGCCGGCGTACGTCACCGAGTAGCCCAGCCGCCAGTCCTCCTGGGTACTGCTCAGGGGTCCTGATGGGCCCTGCACCATGCCCGAGGCAGGTGACAGTGAGAGCCACGGGGTGAACGTGGTGCCGGGTGCGTTCGGCTCTCCCTGCCAGCCGAACGGAACCATGGGCGACTGGTTGTCGCCCACCGGGAAGCCCTCCGTCGCCAGCTCGTCCAGGAGACGGTTGGTGATCGGTCCACGGGAGATGGAGCTAGGGGGCATTGGCTCTCCAGACTCGGACGTTGGCTTCTGCAGCCATCGTCCCAAGGGAGTCCACCCATGCCTGGAACGCGGGCAGCACGTACGGCTGCGGCGAGGTACCGGGGTGGTGCACCTTCCGGGTCACGATCTTCTTGCCGTTGATGTAGAAGACCAGCACCCCGTGCGCGCTCTTGGGCTTGATGTCGTGCGGCCTGGTGCCGAACTCCACGTACCCGGCGTACGGCGCGATGTTCTCGTTCGGGCCGATGATCACGTTGTCGGTGCCGACCTTGATCCGTAGCGAGCCACGCAGCTTCCCGGTCTTCACCGGTACCCGTGCTTCCATCTCGGCCAGGATGTGGTTGGCGCTCTGGATCAGCACCTGCTGGGTGGTGAACCCGGACATCTTGGAGGTCTCCCGTAGCGCCTCAGCCAGCTGGGAGATGTCAGCGGAACCCTCCGCGCCCATCAGGGCAGCCTTCCCCGGTTCTCCTCAGAGGACTGCAGGATCTTCCGAGCCGCCTGCCGGGGTTTCTTCCCGCCCTCGAAGCCGAGCTTCCCCTTGTTGTGCGCGCGGAGCCGGAGCAGGGCGTACCGGTTCTTCCCAGCAGCCGCCGGCAGTCCCTTGGGGATGCCCTTGGAGACCTTCTTCCGCCGAGCTGCCTCGCGCTTCATCCGAGCCATCTTCTTCTTGTGTCTGCTCAGCGACTCATCAGCGAAGGAGTCGAAGTCGTCAGCCGTTTCATGTTCGCCGCGCGAGCGCAGGTAGTCAGCACCGATCTTGACCTGCTTGTGCCAGTGCGCGTGAGCTTCAGCATCGGTCTCAGCGCGATGCATCTGACCGATGTCGGAACCGATCGAGTCGGTCTCGTCCTCGTATTCCTGGTCAGTCATGGGAGCGAACTTGCCCTCGGCGTCGCGCTTATACTCCCTGGCCTTGGAGACCCAGCCGTGGTCGACGCCGAACGCGGACTCCATCACATGATCCCGGTGACCTCGAAGCGCCGGGTGGCCCGTAGCTCACCCGCCTTGGCGATGGTCTGGATCTCGTACCGCTTCCCCACCATCTGGGAGTCCTGGGGCGCGGTCAGGATCGTCACCTCGTCGTGGTACAGGATCACTGCTGGGGTGTCCCAGGGGATCGAGAGGTTGGTCGTCATCTGGTAGATGTCGGCGTCGGCCACGATGAAGGAGCTGGCGTTGGCCACCTCCCAGATCCGGCAGGGGCCCTCGTAGATGAGTGTGGCCAGGCCCGCCGGCGTGTAGACCAGGGTGTCCTCGTCGTAGCCCTCAGGCAGTTCCTTGCGATGGATCTCGCAGGTGTACTCCATCACCGCCGTGGCTCGAGCTCGTACGTACTGCCGCGACTGCGCGGTGATCGGGCTGGTCACGGCTCGACGATCTTCTCGTCATCGGGCACGTTCTGGGTGCCCTCGATCGGGATGTCGGGTGGGTAGACCCCGCCCCACTCCTGGTTCCCGGCCTCCACGCTGTCGTGCATGCCCTTGCCGAAGGAGAAGGGCTTGGTGTCCGGGAGGAGCCCCTCGTTGGGAGTCATCCCGCCTACATCGGGCATTCCCCCAACGAGGAGACTCTTGTGCTGCTCCCGGAGAGAGGCAGCGAGCATCCGGTACTGATCCCCTACCTGACCGAGCGACACGCTCACGCCATCAGCACTGTAGGACGCCTCGCGTGCGTAACGCGCCGCGATGGTATCAGCGAGAACTGCGGCTACGTACTCGTTGGAGTTGTACAGCGGGAACCAGGTGTCGTAGGCGTACTGGACCTCTTCATCGGTGAGCAGCCACTCACCGGCAGCATGTGGGTCGGTGTCCTGGATCAGGAACCGGATGGTGTCCTTCTCGGTGGTCCCAGCCCCGTCGTAGGTGTAGGTGCCGGCCATCACTCCACCGACTTCTTGCGCGGCTTGGACTCCCTGTTCATGAGCAGATAGCCACCCGCGCCGCCACCTCCCAGCGCAGCCGTGCCGGTGAGTCCTGGGTGCCGCTGCATGAAGGTTCCGGTCTTCAGCGCGCTGCCGCCCACCTTGCTGCCGATGCCCTTGATCGAGATGTCGGCCTCTCCGGCTCGGTTCAGAGCGCCCCGGACACCACGCTCGGATCCCGGGATCACCGGACCCGTGCCCTTGGTCCGCACCTGGGCAGCCGTGGCCCTACCGCCACGCCCGCCACCGAGCTTGCCGAGCTTGGGGGGCCTCTTGAGCACACGCCTCAGCAGTCCTACCTTCTGCGCAGCATGGGCACCGCCAGCCTTGGAGATCTCCCCGTGGTCGACCCCGAACGCGCTGTACATGGGCTACTGCCTACGGTTCGCGTACAGGGCCGCTCCGCCGCCGACTCCAGCTGCCCCAGCACCAATGGCTCCGACGCCGACTGCGGTCGGGTGGTTCGCCAGCGGGCTACCGATCCTCTTCAGGTTGGTACCGCGCTTCAGCTGCTGGGTGCCCGTCTTGAACCGGTGGGTGGATTCCTCGGGTGACAGCGCCAGGGACTTGCTCGACCTGATGCTGGCTGCACCGGTACGGCGCATCGCGTTGCCCCTAGTGACGGCCTTGGTGCCCAGAGACTCGATGCCGCCGAAGACGCCCTTCTCGATCTCGTAGCCGTGCTCGATCCCGAATGCGCTCTCCATCACCCGTCATCTCCCAGGATGCCCTTGCGCCCACGACCGGCGCGTTCCATGGCGAGGACCTCATCCCGCTGCTCCGGGTGCTCATCCATGTACTCCAGGACCGCGTTCACGTTGTGCTCAGCCGGGTCGTAGGTCTCCTCCAGGCTCTCCGGAGGCTCGGGGTCAGCCTCACCCTCCCCGGACGTGGCTGAAGCCTCCAGCGTCGGGTCTGGAGCCGTCTCGGGGTGGGTGAGGACATCTAGGTCGATCTGTTCGTCGGGCTCGTGATACGGCTCCGGCATCTTCAGCTGTACACGGGACCGGTTCAGGTACTCGTCGGCCTGCTCCCGGTTCCGGACGTGACCGTGCCAGTGCCGGGGCTTCAGGGCTCCGTCGTCGAGCACCGGGATGATGAACCGAGCCCGGATCAAGGTCTCGATGTTGTTGGCCTCTTCCTGTGGGAACTCATCGCCCATGGCGTACGGGGTGCCCCGGTAGGTGAACGGCTTGGCCGCGAGGAAGTAGATCGCGTCGTTGGTGAAGAGCTGGCTCGGCATCAGAACGCCTTCCTACGCCCGGCGGCGTGTGCCCCACCCTTGCGCATCCCGGGGTTCGCCCCGAGCGGGTTCGCGATCTTGGGTGGCCCGGCATGTGCGCCGGCGATCCGAGATCCACCCGGAGCTGCCATGTGCGCACCCTGGAACTTGTGCGCCCCACCAGCAGTGGCACCAGCGCCGAACGGGTTCCGGAGCATCCCTGGTCCTGCGTGTGTGCCGGCCATGTGCTTGCCGGCACCACCGAAGAGGTTCTTCACCCCGCTGCCGAGCTGCTTGAGCATCCCGGGCGACTGGGCGGCGTGCCGACCAGCCTGTGCGATCCGTGCGCCACCACCGAAGTTGAAGGCCTTCACGACCTCTTCGGACCCGTGGTCGACACCAAACGCTGAGTACATCGTCCCTCCTGACGAAGACGGGCCGTGGGCCATGACCCACAGCCCGTCTCAGAGTAGATCTCCTACGCCACCGCGTTGGCCAGGAAGATGCCCATGTCCTTGGCGATGATCCGCATGTCGTAGGTCATCTCGCCCTCGATGCGATCCGCGGCGATCGGCTCCATCCGGAAGTTCTTCATCCGGATCCCGTAGCTGTTGCCAGCCAGGTACCCGTTCCAGGTGAAGCAGTAGCCACCAGCCGGCGTCATCAGGGACGGCGAGCTGGGGGTGTAGACCAGCAGCGCCGACTTGGAGTTGCTCATGAACCGGTAGGTCGCAGCAGCGTCCTGGGCCTTCGCGTCGTTGATCTCCGCCACGTCGGTCACGGTCGCGTAGCTGACCAGGATCTTCTCCACGTCGAACAGCGACGCGAGCAGGTCGGTGGTCACCACACCACGCTGGGTGTACTTGATCCGGTCGATGATGTCCGGGTGGTTCTTCAGCTGGGTGATCGCCCTGGCTCCGAGGACCAGCGTGTTGGCCTTGCGGCCCGACTGCTCCACGAAGTTGGTCTGCAGGTCCGCGAACTGCACGATCGGGTCGGAGTTCGGGTCCTGCCACTGCAGGAACTGCCCGGCACCCACGGTCCCGGCAGTACCGGTGAGGTCGGTGCCCCACTGGCCGGTCTTGAAGAACGTGTCGTTCCAGTCCAGGTCACGGCGCAGCAGCAGCTGGTTGGTGACGAAGGTGGTGGCGTCCGAGTCCAGCCTCCAGTTGGAGTCCGCGTTCGCACGGATCTGGTCGTCGATGTCCTTGTGGACCGCCCAGACCTGAGCGAAGTACTGCCCCGTGTCGACCTTCCAGCCGACACCAGCCGACTCGGTGCCGGGCGCACGCTTCTGCGCGTCCGTCCTGCGCCAGTCGGACTTGGAGTACTTCCAGTACAGATCGCTCTGCTTCTGCACCGGCACCCGCGGGAACACCTTGTCCGCGATGAACTGCGCCTTGTCCTGCATGTAGGCGACAGAGACGTTGGTGAGCGGAACATTGACGTGGAGATCGCTC